GGCCGGGTCGTAGGTGGCGCCGGGACCTGCGGAGAGGCAGGGGCGGACCTGGTCACAGGTGACCGTGCCCGCTCCGGCGGAGACGACGTAGGGCGAGCCGGGGGAGCCGTTGCCGGTGACGGTGGCGCCCGGGCCTGCGACGACCTGACAGGTGCAGCGGGAGCCGCCGCAACCGAATTGAGCCATGAGAACACTCCACGTAGCGGAGGAGGAGTGCCCGGCCCACAACCAGCGGCAAAGGGTTCCGGCCGGATAGCGCCGGCCAGAGGAGAGACGGTCAGGGGAGGATGGCGATCTTGAATTCCGCGAGGGTCAACTGACGGGCGGTGCCGTCGTTGTGCGCCACCCGGAGCGCCAGGGGCGTGGTGGGGTTGACGAAGATCTCATGGTGCTTCGTGAAGAAGTTCGCGCCGGGAGACGGCGGCCGGTGGTCCGTGGCCGTGGTGTCCGGCGTCGTGAACGGCGTACGGACGAACTGGTCCCGTAGCTCGGTGTAGTCCCCGGCCTCCCACTGGATGAGGGCGGTGATGAGCCCCCACCCGTTGAACGCCGGCCAGATGAGCCCGGACCGGTCGTCCGTCGCCCAGTCCACGACCTGGTACCCGTCCGGCTGGACCGCGTCATGCATGTTGTAGGGGTCGTAGGACTCCTCCGCGTACGGGAAACGCACGACGTGGTACGCGCCGTCCGCCGGGATCGTCTGGGGGGTGTCCACCTTCAAGGACACGACCTTCGTGACGAACTCCGGCTCTGGCGGGTCCACCAGGTCATCGCGGGAGACCACGTACGGGTTGGCGGCCGTGCCGCTCCCGTCCACCGTCATCCCCGGACCGGCGGTGATCAGGCAGGAGCACCGATCCCCGCCGCATCCCGTGCGCGCCATGAGCCACCTCCGCGTACATCGCGTAAAGGCCCGGCCCACAACCAGCGGCACCGCCAGTCTAGGGGCCCGTGAGCGGCCTCCAGGAGGACCGCCCGCACGCCCCTGACGTCACCCGTAGAGCTCCACGATCACGAGGCCTTCCCCGCCTTCCATGCCGGCCTCCGCGCTGCCCGTGGAGAGCGCACCGCCCGCGCCGCCGCCGTACCCGCGCGGGGCCGTCCCCGGACCGGACGTGTTGCGGGAGAAACCCCCGTGTCCCATGTGCGCCTCGCCGCCGGCGCCGGCCAGGCCCCAGTCCTTGTTGAGCCGGAGCGCGCCGCCGCCGGCGCCGCCGCCGGATGCCCAGTCACCTGAGCCCGCGAACGGCCCCGGGATGCCGTTGGAGGTCACCGGCACGACGCCGGAGTCCATGTTCGCGGTCCCGCCGTCTCCGCCGGGCGCGATGACGAATCCGCCGAAGGAGGAGGAGCCACCAGTACCGCCCGCGCCCGTCGCGGTCCCGGCCGCACCGCCGGCGCCCACCACCACGGACTCCACGGCGGCCAGGTCCGCGGCGTCGATCAGCCGCTCCCCGTACCCGCCGCCGGCACCGCCCGGACGGGCGATCAGTTGATCCGTGGCGGCGTCCGCTCCGGCCGCGCCGCCGCCCGCTCCCTGGACGCGCACTTTCACCCGGGCCAGCCACGGGTAATCCGACTTGCGGAACTGGTAGACCCCCGGGTTCTTGTACTCCTGGATGCCCCGGAGCCCCTGTTGACCGGGGACGAGGCACAGCTCCCCGTCGTTGTTGACGGTGAAGTACTCCCCACACGCGCACACACTGGCGATCGGACTCACCCCATACATGGAGAACGGTGTGCCCGGCCCACAACCAGCGGCGTCCCCAGGTTAGACGTCCCCGGCCGCTGGCTCGTCAGGCCGGGAACCGGTGACGTGGACGCGGACGCACACGCCGGCCTCCGTCCATCTCATGCCGCGCCCGTGCCTCACCAGCTCCCATACCTGGAGCACCACTCGCCCGGGCCCGTCCTCCAGCACGGACACCGTGTACGGGCCGCCCGGGCCCGCCACGACGGCGGAGACGACCAGCTCCCCGTGGGCGGGGTCCGGGCACCAGACGGCCCGCCCACCGGGAACGGTGCTCACCACGGCGGCCGCGACCGTACGGCCCGGTGGCCCGGGCGGTCCCGGTTTCCCCGGTGCGCCGGGCGGCCCGGGCTCGGCCTCGGCGACGGAAGGACGGCGCCGGTTCTCCATGCGCCGTGCCCGCTGGTCCAGGTCCCGTAGGACGCCGGAGAGCGGCCCTTCCATGGACCGCCGGAACGAGCTGCCACGTACCGCCATGCTTCACACCCCCGAGGGGACGAGCTGGACGCGCACGCTCTCCCCGTCGTCCGTCTCCGTGACCTTGACGCCGTAGATCTTGAGGCTCTGCGCGATGTTCCGGCATGTGCTGGTGGTGGTGACGTCCAGGCAGTAGCCGGGGACCAGGGACGGGACGTCCACCGCGGCGTCCGGGGAGAGGGTCGTCTCGTTGCTGGTGTCGATGAACACGGGCGCCGGGTAGGAGCCGCGGAGCCGGGAGCGCGCGGCGGCGCCGGCGGAGTTGCTGTCCAGGATGCTGGTCTCCTCCGACACGTGGACAATCCAGCGGGTGGCCAGGGACGCGCCGTCCTCGGCGATCTCCAGCCCGGACGGAAAGTCGTCATCGGTCAGGCTCCCGACGCGGGCGCAGTGGTCCTCTCCCATGAGGAGGATCTTTCGGCCCACCGCGGTGTAGTCCAGGCCGGTTTCCGCCAGGGCGCGGAGGTGGTCCCCGGTCTGGCCCACGTCCACCTGGTAGCGGCGCTGTCCGCGGATGCGGGTTGGCGCCAGGATCTCCACCTCGTGGCCGGGGTCGTCCGGGGCGAACCCGTCCCGGATGAGCGCGTGAGCGATCTGCACCAGGTCCGTGTCCGGGAAGAACATGTCCTCATGCGGGACGCGGCGATCCAGCCACCCGAGCACGTCCACGGCGGAGATTTCCACACCCTCGGCCTTCCACGACGGGGTGAGGACCGGGCCTTCCCAGACGCCGTGCCCGTCGCGGAAAACCTGGAGGTTGTGGCGCCATGAGCGGACGTTCGCCAGGCCTTCGCAGCAGTCGCCCTCCGGCTGCACGAGGATGCGCGCTGAGCTGATGTCGTCCAGGACGCGGGTCCACTCCACCTCCAGGAGGACGTCCGCCTCCGCGATGAGCGCGCCGTTTCGGTCGACGACTCTCGCCTGGTGTGTCCCGCAGCCGACTGGCATACCGGAGTCCGCCCTCCTCCACGTGTACGCCCGGCCCACAACCAGCAGCGGGGCCAGGGTAAGCCGTCACAGTGACGGCTTACGACGCGCCGGCGGACGGGCGGTCAGTACTCCCGGCCGGAGAGGCTGATAGCCACCGTGGCGTCATCGGCCGGGGTGAAGATCGCGTCCGCCTCGATCTGCACGCAGTACTTATCGCAGGTGAGGAGGGGGAAGGTGAGCGGGCCGCCGTCCGGGCCGTACGCGTCCGGGCTGATCGAGCCGCCGCCCGGGCAGTCCACATAGGCGCGCCCCACCTGGCCGTCCAGCGTCATCACGCCGCTTCGGGGGACGTAGGACACCTCGAACGTGGCCGCCGGGTTGCAGCGCTCCAGGAGGGCCACCTCATCGCAGGACAGGCCCTCGTGGGCGGCCGTCCGCTCGAAGAACGTCACCGTGACCCGGCGGAGGGTCTGGGAGCCCGCGCGTACCTCGATGATCGGCACGGCCCCGAACCAGCGCGGCCAGGAGGTGAGGTCCAGTTCGTAGGTGGCTTTGTTCACGGCGATGGCGCGACACCAGCACGTCTCCGGCGGTGGGGGCACCGGCGGCGTGGGTGTCTGGCACCGGTCGTCCACGCACACGGCGTCCGGGTCCGGGCACGGCTTGAGCCGGCACGTGTCGCACGGCCTTTCCACCGGCTCGTCCGACCACACCACCTCGCACGTCGGGTCCCCCTCCGTGAACTCCACCGGGATGGCGGGCGGGACGCAGGCGGCGTCACTGGGCTCCAGGCACACCGGGTCCGGCGGCGGCGGAGCGCCCGGGGTGTGCACGCACCAGATGATGCACTCCGTGCCGTCGTCCGTGGGGACTGCGACGTCCAGGACGGGCACGGGGTCCGTCCACGCCCACGGGGTGCCGGCGGTGAGGATGAACTCCACGGTGATGAGGTCGGCGCCGTTCTGGCAACCGCCGGAGCCGGTGCAGCCGTCGCCGTTGCGGGCGGTGGGCGTGGGTCCGGACACCAGGGCCACCCGGCGGAGCGTCCGCCGGTGCTTCGCGGCGAATTCCTCCGGGTCCTCGAACGTGGCGGGGCAGCAGTTGTAGAGGGTGAGGCAGTCCCCGTTGCAGCCGGTGCCGGCGCACCCGGCCAGGGCCTCCCCGAGCCAGCGGAGGCCGTACTCCACGCCGCAGCACGTGGAGCCGAGGAGGACGGCGGTCACGGTGAGGGTGCGCGGCTGGACGCGGGCCGGTCCGATGGCCGCGCCCCCGGTCACGCCGGTCGTCACCGTCCGCCGTAGTGGGTGGTCGTCCAGGCCGTCCACGCTCAGCACCAGGAGCCCGGCGAACTCCCCGCTGGCGGGGACGTCCGGGTCGTACCAGGGCGCGCCGTCCTCGGCCGGCGTGGTGTAC